AATGACTTGTTGTAAAACTCAAACATTGGAAGATATTCAATCTTGTTACCGACTTTCCGGGCAAACCCTAAAGACTGGGACATATTGAAAAGCTCTCCCTTTGTCTGTTCAGCGGCGGCCGCAATGTAGCTCTGTAGCGTGACTGATTTTTCGATGTTTGGCGCTTTCTTTCCCAGTTGTTCATATATCGGTCCATCATTATTTAGAGATAAATCTGCGACATCATTCATCAATGCATCAATTTCGTCCTGTGAAAACTCTGTGACTCGCTTAATTTCTTTTTCGAGTTCAGATAAGGCAGCACCAATTTCTTTCGCCCTGATGGCTTGCCATTCGGCTGTTGCAGTAATTTTACCGGCTTTGGCAACCCGCCGGGCAAAGTCTTTAATGACAAATGCTTCCAGATCTTGGTAAAGGCCGACAAAATAATCCGGTATATCCTTTAGTTGATCAGGTGTAAGCATTATTCAGTACCAGGTCCTTCGCCGAATGGATTATCCGGAACCGTTGTGCTCGCCGCCGGCATCATCTTAAGCGCTTCTTCTGCTGTAACGCCGTATTTCTTGGCAATGTAGATCTCTGGCCGGACCAACCCGCTGGCAACGTCTTGCTGCATAGCTAATAGCTCCGACTCCTTATCGACAATATAGCTGTCATCAAAGATCACTTTGATTTCCGGGTCTTCGTCCAGCGCAATTCCGCAAATGTTCTTCCCTGCCCACATGATTGATCTGACCAATGTTTTCAATGACCGCTCAACAACGATGTAATTTTTACTGGCGTTCTGCATCAGTTCCTGCTTATCCCCGACATACTGCGTCGCTGTGATGATGGATCCGGCATTGAACTGATAATGCTTGGTCCCAAACCCACACTTAAAACTCAGGTAGTCCAACTGGGCCTGTAGGCCGTCAATGTTTTCCTGGACCCTCAGCGACGGGTTAAACTCTTGAATCAGCTTATTGCTACCGTTCTTATCAAGGAAGTCATCGCCAAACTGAATGAACAGCTGTTGTGCCGTATCATCCGGGGTGATTTTCTCCCCACTGTCAGTTGTTGTGACAAGCGAATCATTGATGAACACTTTCTTCCCGCCCAGCTTAAAGTCGCGATTGAAGTTGTTATAGCAAAGATCCACTCCCTGTAGGTTATCGATTGAGTTTGCAAACACTGACATCCCCAACCCATTTGCACCATCGATAGTATTGACGATGTTCGGCTTCATGATTGAAAATAACGGGATGTCTGACTGGGTCGAAAACCCTTCAATCATCCCCTCAGGTAGCGGGATCGGGTTTAATGTTCCGGCATCTTCTTTAAAATATCGGTTTGTTATCTCATAACCGGTATCAGTCAGAATATGTGTCTCAACATAGACATAGTTTTTTCCGCCCAGCATCACGTCCGAAACAAAGGCTACATCGATGATATTGCCATATCTAATCGATAAGGGGATGATGTTTAAGGCGTTCAGGAATTCAATGCGGATCTCTGTATCTTTGTCCCCGATTGCTTTTTCACCAACCAGCTTTAGGTTTTCGAACCGCAAAACAAAAGCGCCGGTGCCTGAGTAGAATGTTTTCTCAATTAACTCATTCGCCGCTTGCCAGAAATTATTGAGCTCAAAAACAGAATCAACAAAATCGTTATTCTTATTTTTATCAACTACTATCTCAGTCTTCTCATTAAGCAGAATACTGGCCCAATCTTCACATACTTTCTTTGCCATTTTCAGGGAATAGATCTGGCGCTTTTTCGTTTTCCCGCTGTACCCGGTCTCGGTAAAATCATGGAATGGCTTATAATAACCCTTCCACCAGTCTTCCCACTCTTGAATGTAGGCATAATAGCTGGTCGGCACGTCATAGCCGTTCGCTTTATTTAAATAATCTACTACTGCGTTTATGTTCACGGTTAACCTCCAATCAACTTATTAATAAACTGCTCAAATGAATACTCAAAAGCATCCAAGATATCTATATCCGTACTAAAGTTATCCAACCGCACGTCTTTACCAGCATCACTGGCTTTCTTGTCCCAGACCGCCGATGATAACCCACCAATCAAGGCAGTGCAACAACTTAATATCTTAATTCGTTCCCGGTTCAATAAAGTGTTGCAGCATCGGATCCGCTCAACAATCCTGATCTTGGCACTGTCTCCGATCTTAATCGGCAACCCTGCATTTTTGCACGCCTTATACAATCCATTAATCAAATATTGAGCCTCATTATCAGCAAAGCAATATCTGATTGGGATCCCTGGGAAAAGCTGCTCTAATTCTCGGTAGAACGCAATGAATTCCTGATTGACCAGATCGCTGTCGATATCGCCCTTCTGGCCTTTTATCGCATGATCGGCCAAAACAATGACCGATCTAAAGTTATGAGTGAAACCAGAGGCCACGAAAGTTGTCAGAGACCGATTCCCCCCAAAGTCCATGCCGATTGATATAAACTCAAGATCGCGTCTTAGTTGCTCTTTTAACTCGTCGGTCAGCTCAATGATGTACTTGCTTGGGTTGTCGGCAAATTGTCGATATATGACCCCCTCAGCTGCTTTCCAGAGGCCCAATATAAACCGTTCATAAAAAACACCGCTATACATTGAGCGGTATCTGGCTTTTATCTTTTCAGTTAGGCTAAGATTATCATCCATGGTGAAATGGAGATATAAATAATTCTTCTCGTCCTTCTTATCAATCCAGTTAACTTTAAACCAGTGCCGCGGATTGTTCGGGTTGCAGTTGAACCAGAACTTTGATCCATCCACAGAACAACGCCCAGTGGCTTGGTTAACAAAAGATTCGGGCATCAGTGCGACTTCATCAAAGAAGATCCCGGCCAGTGTGATCCCCTGGATGAGATCCTGCGATCGTTCATCTTTGCCACCGAACACGTAAAAGTAATTCGTTACGCCCCCGCGGGATATCGTCACCAAGTTGTCGGCCCGATGATCCTGGACTTTATATCCCCTGGACTTGAGCATTAATTTCAGCCAGAACAAAACATTTCTCCGGAATGAACCAATGGTCTTTCCGCACATCCCAAAGTTTTGGTTGTTAAATGACGTCATGGCCCATATAACGAATGATAATGACATGGATAAGGTTTTGCCTGACCGGATCGCGCCATCAGCAATGATGCCTTCTTTGTCATACATCGGGCTCTCTGGCATCCACCAGGTTAAGACCTTCATTTGTTTCTTAGAGAACGCTTTAAACTTGAAAATGGCTTGTTTTATTCGGCTTCCCATACTTCACCAATCTTTCCAGATAAAGCTTCAAGGAAACCATCGTCTTCAAAAGATTCCCCGCCATCTGACATTTTTGTGACTTCGGTATTTATCTTATTGATTTTTGCCTGCTGTTCGGTCGTTGCAAGGTCCATATGATCAGATAGCCATTGGAGGGCTTTCATGCGGTCGGCCAGTTTAATGCTGGCACCATCTTTGCCCTGTTTAACTTCGGCAAGGATTGATCCGTCCACCTCGGATGACTCCCTGAACTCGACGACGTTAATTTCTTTCATGAGTGGGACTTTGTTCCCAAATCCATCGTCAACCTCAACAGGACCAAAGGCTCCCATGACCGGAACTTCACGGCGCCCGAATGATAAGAAGTCGGTGATATCGGCAAATGCTATGTCCCAGTATTTCTGGAAGATGTCTTCCTCGCTGATGAATGACCTCACATAACGCTCCTGTTTAAGCTTCATTACCTCATCTTTGACCTTATCAATTCTTAGCATTCTACTACCATTTGCCATAGCTGATTCATAGTCGCACCCATACGCTTTCTGGTAACTCCTTGTCGCATTAAATGACTTGCAATAGTAAAGGCAGAAAAGCCGTTGTTCGTCGGTTAAATCGGAATTGCCAATGACCGACTCCACCTCAGGAATAGAAGATTTTCTTTTGATGCGCTTCTCGTTATTTTTATTTGCAACGTTGCGTTTTTTATTTGCAACGTTGCAATCCCAATTGTATCTCTTTTTCCAGCTACGAATCGTCCCTTCTGGTACATTGAGAGCGGTTGAGATTTCAACCATTTTTTTACCTTGATCAAATAATTCTTTTGCTTTCTCAACATTTTCATTCGGTGCTCTTGGCAATCTCACCACCTCTCATTCGTTTCTTTTTGGAATTCCTACTTCAGCAAATACCACTCACTCTCAAAAACTCCCGGATGCCTGGTTGAAATATCCCCATCAGCTTCCCTGACAATATAATCGCCATCGTCAACGAGGTAATCACCCTCGGCTTCTTCCCCAGTTCTCAAGAAAAGCCCTCGGCCCTTCATAACAAACCGCTCACCATCCATAATCGCATCGTACAACCATTCCGGCATTTTCTCGGTTATATCGCCATTCCATTGATGTGCCTCAATCGTTTGTGGTTTTCTCGCATAACTAGCCATGGTTTACCTCCTTGGTTTTCACCTCATAGTCCCAGCCTTTATGTCCGCAAATAAAACAGGGTTCTTGGATCTTCTGTCGTTCATCAACCCGCCTGATCGTCTGCCCATCATCTTCCCGGATAACATCGGCGCACCGGCTGCAGAGCGTCATAACCTCAACTTTATGGGTCGTCATGCGTACACCCTTTGCAAATCAGGCACCCTGTTTGCTTCGTTGGGTCTTTTAAGGTCTGCTTATCCAAGCATTCGCCATCTCGGCAATATTGGCATTCTTTTTTATCACATTTATTATCTGGCATTTGTTTCTCCTTGAATTTTGAGTATAAAAAAGACGCCCTTTCGGACGCCTCATTATTTCGGTTAAATGCGGCTTAATTAGGAAACCTCCGCATTATAAATTATAAAATGCATTTTGTTATATTAACAGCAAGTATTTAAATAATAATTTGTTCCAATGCCCGATTCAGTAATTCCCGCACCCACTGAGTCGAACTATAGTGCATTCTTTCCGCAATTTCTTCTTGAGTAATGCATTCAACATAGGTCAGCTGCAATACCGTCCGCAATTTCGGTATTTTTACCTGATCCAGATACCCCATAATTTCAGACCGAACCTTGACAGATTCATCAATTTCCGCTTTAATTTGCAATTGTAGGGGTTCCCACTTTGCTATCCAGTCGCCAGAATCCAGACCGTCGCCTCCCCGTGGCATGTCTGTGATGACGCTGGTGGTTTTGGTGGCCCCTGCAATCAATGTTTCCAGCTCATTTTCAAGGCTGTGGGTCAATTCCATTTGATACTCATATCCCCTGAGTATTTCATCTTTCCGCTTATCCTTCGGCCGACAAACCGCTTTATTTGACATCCGCTTCCCCCTCTGATAAAATAAATTTGTGAAGTATTCTATCGGGGCGAAAGCCCTTTTTTCATGCCAAATTTTCAACAATCACCTTTGTTGTCGAGATATTCTGGCGCTTTCGCTATCAGCGCTACCCATTCAACTGCCTTTTTCTTGCCCGCTTCGTTTAATTGATCAAAGGCTTCAAGAAGGGCATTTTCTTTTCCTACTATTGGTTCCCATTGCTTTCTCTTTGCTCCGCGAAGCCATCCATGGCACGGGCTA